CTCACCGATTCAGCGTTGCGGTCTGCCATCGAAGGTTTGGGAAAACAGTTGCCGCCATCAACCAGCTTATTAAGGCTGCGATGGAGTGCGACAAGGAGTCCCCAAGGCTGGCTTATATCGCCCCAACCTACACCCAGGCCAAACGAGTAGCCTGGGACTATCTGGTTAAGTACACAGAGCCGCTAGAGGCTAGGAAGAACATTACCGAACTTAGGGTAGATTTCTGGGACAGAAGGATCTCTCTCTATGGAGCAGACAACCCTGACTCTCTCCGAGGAATCTATCTTGACTTTGTGGTCCTCGATGAGGTCGGGGACATGAACCCGAAGATTTGGAATGAAATCATCCGACCTGCGCTGGCTGACCGCCACGGCAAAGCCCTCTTTATTGGAACGCCGAAGGGCGCAAATCATTTCAAGGATCTTAGGGATAGAGCCGAGACCGAAGAAGGTTGGGCGTTGCTGGAGTTTAAGGCTAGTCAGACTGGTATCGTTGCTGAGGAAGAACTCAAGGCGGCCCGTAAGGAAATGGGCGAAGACAAGTACCAGCAAGAGTTTGAGTGCAGTTTCCACGCCGCAGTTGAGGGGTCGTATTACGGCCAAATCCTCAACCAAGCGGAAGAAGAAGGCCGGGTATGTTCGATACCGAGAGATGATCTCTGCAAGACATTTACGGCATGGGACTTGGGAATCGGGGATTCGACGGCTATTTGGGTGGCTCAGGTCACGGGGCAGGAGATCCGGCTTCTTGACTACATCGAGAATCACGGCCAGGGGCTTGACTGGTATGTCAAGGAACTTACGAATCGGGACTGGCATAAAGCGTCGCATCTCCTACCGCACGATGTTGAAGTTCGTGAGCTCGGGACCGGGAAGTCCAGACTTGAGGTTCTACGGAGTGCCGGTCTTGACTGTCAGGTTTTACCTCGCTTGTCCGTGGATGACGGTATCCAAGCGGCGAGACGCATACTGCCGAAGTGCTGGTTTAACGTACCTGCGGTGAAACAAGGTTTAGACTGTCTGAGGAACTACAGGCGAGAATATGACGAGAAGCGAAGCGTTTTCTACGACCGCCCTTTACACGACTGGTCTTCTCATGGCGCAGACGCTTTTCGCTATCTCTCTGTTGGCATTGATACAAACAACTCTACTTGGGCTAAACCTCTACCAATCAAAACAAACTGGATCGTATAAATGACGGAAATCGAACTTAAATCAGTAGTCCAGGCAGAGATTGACAACGCTATTGGCTATCTGGAGACAGAGACCACAGAGGCCCGCCGTAAGGCTATTGAGTACTACAACCGTGACCCTTATGGCAATGAAGTAGAGGGACGCTCACAGGTAGTTACAGGCGAGGTAGCCGAGGCTGTAGACGGTGCGCTGCCTGCCCTGCTGCGTGTCTTTACTCAGGGTGATGAGGTTGTCCAGTTTGAGCCCAATGGTCCTGGCGACGAAGAGAAGGCTAAACAGGCCACGGACTACGCCAACTGGGTATTCAACCGAGACAATGCTGGCGTGGCTATCATGCACGACTGGTTTAAGGATGCCCTGCTCCAGAAGAACGGCATCATCAAGATTTACTGGAACGACGAGGAAGTAGTCAACACCGAGTCCTATCAGGATCTGACGGAAGAAGAACTAGCCCTTCTTCTAGCAGATGAGCAGTACGAAGTCGTAGAGCAGGAGCAGACCGAAGTCGGTGAGGTTCAAGTGCCTCCTACTTCAGAAGAGATCATGGCTGCCCAGCAGACCGGTGTGCCTCCAATGCCTAAGACCGTACCTGTATATTCATACAGTGTTAAGGTCAAAAAGCGTGAGAACAAAGGCCGGGTCAAAATTGAAAACGTCCCGCCCGAGGAGTTCATCATCTCCAAGAAGGGCCGGACCCTAGCGGACACGCCTTTCTGCGCCCATCGTAAACTGGTGACACGCTCCGAACTCAAGGCAATGGGCTTCCCAGAAGACATCGTGGATTCCCTGCCTCAGAACACGGACCTGACCTTTACCCCTGAGCGCACAGCCCGATTCTCCCAAGGTGAGCAGCCTAGCGACGCAACCACCCTAGACTTCTCGATGGAGGAGGTAGAGGTATTTGAGTGCTATATCCGAGCCGACAAGAACGGTGACGGTATTGCCGAGTTGCGTAAGGTTGTCTACGCTGGCAACGAGATCCTAGATGATGCAGAGATTGACTATGTGCCCTTCTGCTCTATCTGCCCGTTCCCGTTGCCCCATAAGTTCTTTGGTCACTCAATGGCCGACCGGACTATGGACTTGCAGATCATCAAGTCTACGATTACCCGCCAGATCCTAGATAACCTGTATCTGACGAACAACGCCCGTATCGCTGCTGTTGATGGGCAGGTAAACCTAGACGACCTGCTGACGGTGACTCCAGGTGGGGTGGTTCGGGTCAAGAACCCCAACGCTCTATCGCCGATTGCAGTGCCTCCTGTTGCCTCCCAATCGTTCCCCATGCTTCAGTACATCGACGGTATGCAGGAAAAGCGTACAGGCATCTCTATGGCTTCCCAGGGGCTAGATCCCAACATCCTGCAAAACACGACTGCTACGGCTGTCGCTGCTATGCAAAACGCTGCTGCGGGGAAAATTGAGTTAATCGCCCGTATTTTTGCGGAGACTGGTGTCCGGGATATGTTTAAGAAGATCCTGCATCTTCTGTGCAAGTATCAGGACAAACCCCGTGTCATCCGTCTGCGTGGCAAGTATGTCTCTGTAGACCCCCGTGAGTGGTCGAACCAGTATGATGTGACTGTAAACGTTGGTCTGGGTACAGGAAACCGCCAAGAGCAGATGGCTATGTTGGCAATGGTTCTTCAGAAACAGGAGCAGATTCTTGGAACACAAGGAACTGGTGGCCCTCTGGTTGGCCTATCACAATATAGATCCACGCTTGGCCGATTCATCGAAAGTGCTGGATTTAAGGACTCCTCCGAGTTCTTTAAAGAAATTACCCCAGAAATGGAGCAACAGATTGCTCAGGCGGCGGCCCAGTCTCAGCAAGCTAATCCTCAAGTAGCAATGCTGGCTCAACAGGTTCAGGCTCAGATTCAAGCCGACCAAGCCAAAGCCCAGTCTGAGATCCAAGTAGCCCAGGCCAAAGCCCAAGCCGACATCCAACTTCAGCGTGAGAAGGCAGCCGCCCAGATCCAGTTGGAGCGTGAGAAAGCCCAAGCCCAGTTGGAGTTGAAGGTTGCTGAGTTCCAAGCCGAGGCACAGTTGAAAGCCGCCAAGGTAGGGGCACAAATTACCGGTAACGTGGAGATCCCTGGTTGATACCTAACAAACAAGAGCAGGCCGAGCGTTTGCTCAGAGATGAGTTTTTCCAAGCCGTTGTAAAATTACAACAAGAGGGTTATATTTCTCTTATTCTCAATAGTTCTGAGGATGATGTGGAGGTGCGGGAACGCTCTCTACTCAAATACAGGGCCATAGAGGAGTTCGTAGCGTCAATCGAGTCCATGTCCAAACAGAAGGACATAGACAAGAAACGCTTAAAGATTTTCTAACTTTGTAAGGAGTTAAAATGGACACCAACCCAAATGGGAGTGCCAAAACAGTAAGTGATGCCGCCAACGCTTTTCTAGGCTTGATGGGTGGTGACGAGGAGGCGAAAGCCCAACCAGAAGCACCAGCCGAGGAAGTCGTAGAGGAGATTGTTGAGCAGACCGAAATCCAAGAGGATCTGGATGAGGAAACCGAAGAATACGAAGAACCTGAAGAAGAACCGACCCCCACCTATCGAGTAAAGGTAGGCAAGGAGGAAGTCGAAGTTCCTTTGGAAGAGTTGCTTAAAGGGTATTCACGGACGGCTGACTACACCAAGAAGACTCAGGAACTGGCTGAAAACCGCAAGGTAGTAGAAGCGGAGCGGGCCAAGATCCAGGAGGCTTCAAGACTCCGAGACCAGTATGCCGAGCGGTTATCTGTTATTGAGCAGATGCTTAATCAGACCGAAAAGGCAGAAGATTTGTCTGTTCTCAAAGAAACCGACCCCATCGGCTATGCCGTCAAGGTCGCAGAGCAGGCAGAACGAGAGAAGCAACTCGCCGCAGTCCGGGCAGAACGCCAGAGACTAGCCCAGCAACAACAGTCGGAACAGCAAGAGAGGCTACAAGCCCACCTCGCCAGCGAAGCCGCTAAGTTGCGTGAGGCAATCCCTGAGATGTCTGACGAGATTAAAGGCGATGTAGTGAAGCGAGAAATTCGTGATTTCGCCAAATCTATTGGTTTTTCAGATCAAGAACTCGCTGCGGTGTACGACTCTCGTGCAGTGTTAACACTTTACAAAGCGATGCAGTACGACAAGCTGATGAAGGGTAAACCCGAGGTGACCAAGAAGGTCAACCAAGCCCCGAAGATGCTTAAACCCGGTACTTCCACTCCAGAAGCGAGGGAGACCGACCAAGTTAAAAAGATGCGTCAACAACTCCGCAAGTCGGGGAATAAGAATGACGCTGCCCGTCTATTTGAACGTTTTTTATAAAGGAATACTGAAATGCCTACATTTACCGCTTTTACGGCCACTGGCCTGCGTGAAGACCTCGCTGACGTTATTTATGACATCAGCCCACAAGATACGCCTATCATGTCGTCCATTGGCAAGACCAAGGCTGCTGCTGTTAACCACGAGTGGCTGAAGGACTCCCTGGCTGCTGCTACTACCGCCAACGCCGCTGTTGAAGGTGCTGACGCTACTGCCGCTACCCTGACCCCCACGACCCGTGTTGGCAACTACACCCAGATCGTCTCCAAGACCATTCAGGTTTCGGGTACGCTGGAAGCCGTTAACAAGGCTGGCCGCAAGTCTGAGAAGGCTTACCAGTTGGCCAAGGCTTCTGCCGAACTCAAGCGTGACATCGAGACCATCATCTCGGCTAACCAGGCTAAATCTGCTGGTAACTTTTCTACCGCTCGTAAGATGGGCTCCCTGCTGTCGTACATCACCACCAACACCAACAAGGGTGCTGGTACTACGACCGCTGGTGGCGATCCTGTTGGTGACGGTTCGACCGCTCGTACCGACGCTGACACGACCCGTACCTTTACCGAGACCATCCTGAAAAACGTTATTCAGCAGGTCTTCACCGAAGGCGGTACGCCCAGCCTGTTGGTCGTTCCTCCTGCACTGAAGCAGACCGTTTCTGGCTTTACTGGTATCTCCCAGCATCGCATCAACAGCAACGCTACCGGCCAAATCTCTATCGTCGGTGGGGCCGATCTCTATCAGTCAGATTTTGGGGTAGTTTCCATTATTCCTTCAAGGTTTATGCGTACCCGTGACGCTCTGGTCCTTGACCCTGAGTACGCTGCTCTGGCTTACCTGCGTCCTTTCCAGACCAACGATCTGGCTATGACTGGTGACTCCGAGAAGACTCAGATTCTTGCCGAGCTGTCGCTGGAAGTTAAGAACGAAGCCGCCCACGGTGGTGCTTTCGATCTGAACGCTGCTTAATTGCAGATAAGATAGTTTTGTGGTAATGTCGGGGGTGGGTAAGTCCCACCTCCGATTTCTTAGGGAAACAATTGAAAAAAGTCCTCAAGCAAGATGCGGACACGGGTATCGTGCAAACCGCTCACTGGGATGGAGATGGTGGTCTGGTAATCGAGACCACGCAAGACATTTCTCCAATTATTGAACAAAACAAGCGTGAATACGCAGCCACGGACCAACGTGCCAAATGGGGCGAATGGTCAAAGATTGGCTCAATTCCGCTGGCCGTTATCCAAGACTTGAACCAAAAGGGCATCCTGCGAGGCTTTGCGGTGATGGACCAAAAGAAGTTCAAGGAGTGGCTAAACAACCCAGACAACCGGCACTTCAGAACGAGGCCCGGTCGTGTCTAAGGTCGGTATATGTATCCCTAGCCGAGGGGATTGTGACATCGGTACGGCTTTTGATCTGTCTATCCTGTGCGCCTATGACGCAAAGACTAGAGACGGTGATTTAGCGGTTTACTCTGTGGCTGGAACCCTGATCTTTGACCAGCGAGAGAAGTTGGTAGAACACGCCCTTGAGGGGGATTGTGACTACATTCTCTTCATTGACTCAGATATGAGGTTTCCGAAGACTACGATTGCAAGGCTACTGGCCCACGATAAGGACATTGTGGGGGTCAACGCTACGACCAGGACGATTCCGGTCAAGCCCACGGCCAAGCACTTAGAGATTGATTTAGAGAAGAAAGAAAACAAATGGCTTCCGGTCATTTCCAAGGGAAAGACTGGGATCGAGAAAGTTACTGCCATTGGCTGTGGCGTGATGCTGGTGAAGGCAGAAGTCTTCAGAAAGACACCGCAGCCGTGGTTCTGGTTTTACCAACTGCCTGGTGGCAAGACGCTAGGCGAGGATGTGCATTTCTGTGTGGCCGCTGCTGACGCTGGCTTTGAAACGTGGGTAGATCACGATTTGAGCCTAGAGATTGGTCATGTTGGTCA